CCTTGTGGATTGATGGTGTAGAGGTTGCAACAGATACAAGTGGTAATACTTTTTCTGCAAATACTTTAAATGAATTGACTTTTACAAGGGGAGATGCTGCTCAAAATTTCTTCGGAGAAACTAAATGCCTAGCAGTTTGGAAAGAGGCTTTAACAGATACACAACTTGCAGAACTAACAACTATATAGATATGATGCAAATATATAAAACGAATTTTCCAACAGAACAACAAGGGAAAGACTACCTATTAAATCTAGGGGTAATAGTAGAAGTAGAGGGAGAAATAGTCTTTGCTAAAAATACGGCGGCGGTTGTTTATATTGGCAAGGTGGTAGAAGTACCAGCTACGTACGATGCAGATGGTAATATTCTAACACCAGCAGTTTACTATGACGGCTATGCCATTGACGTTATGTCAAGTTCTGATTTGGATTTTGGAACTTATGAGGTATATCCAGGTGATGACGCAGCGCATAGCTTTTACGGATGGGCAAAAAGCGCGGAAGTACCGCCTAGTTAGATCGCAAGATTAAATCAAAGCAATAATAGAACAATAAAACCAAGTTTTTTATAATTACACGTAACTATATAATAAGAGTTTAAAACAAACAAATAAATAAATGGCAAAAAGAATTAGAATACCAGGGTTTAGAAATGATATAATGTTGAACGCGGATGAAATTATGTATGCAGAAGTGGGAGGTGATAAAAGAGCTCCCTATGTAGCAATATACTTTAATAACGCAGACGCTGTCGTACAAGACACAAAAAGGGCTGAGGCACACCCTAATGGTTTGATAGCGCTAAACATTAGCATACTATCGTTAGATGCTCTTTCAGAATGTCAAAAGTTGCTGCAAGGTATTAACAATGCTCTTACGGGATTTGGTAACGGGTTAACCGTTGTAGATCATAATTACGGTGACATTGCAACTGTAATTTGGCAAACAAACAATGTAACTCCATCTGTTATTGCCCCTAAAAAACTTTAAATAAAATAAATTAACAATTAAATAAAATAAAATGGAATTTAATCTACCAAGTCAAATCGTAAAAGATTTGAATTTCGGCGATAAGGCACGAAATAAAATATTGTCAGGCGTTTATAAATTATCCGACGCAGTGAAGTCAACATTAGGAGCTTCAGGAAAATGCGTAATATATGAGGACGCAATGGGCAGACCGGTGATAACAAAAGACGGGGTAACCGTTGCAGAAAGCGTAGTCTTAATGGACCCGGTCGAGAACATAGGTGCAACCTTGATAAAGGAAGCAGCTAATAATACAGTGAGAGAAGCAGGTGACGGTACTACTACAGCTACCGTTCTTGCCTCTTCATTATTAACAGGATTAAACCAATACAAGGGTGAAGAAAAGATTAGGAGTATTAAAGACGGCATTCAAGAATGTTATAAAGAAATTGTGGATTACCTTGACGATGCCAGCATACCAGTTGAAGGAGACATGCTTAAACAGGTTGCTTATATCAGTTGTAATAATGACAAAAGTCTTGGAGACAAAATTGGAGAAGCTTTCGAAAAAGTTGGAAAGAATGGTGTCGTTCTAATGGAAGACTCCGAAACAAATGATACGTATGTAGACTTTGTGGAAGGGACTCAATTTAATGCGGGTATTAAATCTCAACATTTATTAACAGACAAAGACAAAGGGACAGCCGTACTTGAAAATCCATACGTTTTAATAGTGAGTTCAAATATACCAAGTGTACGACGTATACAAAGCATACTAGAGCATGTAGTTAAAACAAAAAGAGCATTGCTTATAGTTGCTCCTATGGACCAGCAACCGTACGCTACATTGTTAGCGAACAAGGTTAAGGGTAATATAAAAGTAAACATTGTTGATCTCCCGGGGTTTGGGCCAACTAAGCAAGATACAATTGAAGACTTAGCTATATTAACAGGGGCCACTGTTGTAAACGAAGAACTTGGTGATGATTTAGACTTAATAGATCCAGGCGTTTTAGGAGAAGTGATAAAATCTGTTACTGATAGCAAGAACACTACCTTGCAAATTAAAGAAAACACAGATGATTTATCTGAAAGGATAATAGAAGTAAACAATAAAATAGAGAAAGAAACAAACGGTTATATCAAGAAGAAGCTTGAAGCGCGTTTGTCTATGCTAACAGGTAAGGTTGGTGTCATTTATGTAGGTGCCGATTCAGCTGTTGAACTGAAAGAAAAGAAAGATAGAGTTGAAGACGCAATCCACGCGACTAAAGCTGCTTTACAAGAGGGTATTATACCCGGAGGCGGAACTGCTTTATTAAACGCTTCTCAACTTATAGAGCCTAAAAACGATGGTTACAGCATATTGTTAAAAGCTATACAAGAGCCATACAATATAATACTAGGTAATGCGGGGTATTCTGATTACGAATTTCCAAAAGCTAGATCAGAAGCAAGCGACGCCAAGGAAGACTGGGTAGGTATCGGAGTAGATGTAACTTGCGGTTGTTATAAAAGAATGATAGAAAGCGGCATTATAGATCCCGTGCTAGTAACCAAGTCTGCGTTAAAGAATGCGATAAGCGTTGCTACCACAATTATATCAGCTGATTGTATAATCTCAAATGTAAGATCTCTTGAAAGCAATTAACTACTACATCGTTATAGATAAGATAAAGGAGGCTCCCAAAACGGTTGCTGGCCTAGAATTAACTGAAACACAGAACACGGACATTAGGTATTTAAAAGCTGAGGTTATAAGCGCTGGTGATAAAGTTGATTATATAAAAGAAGGTAGTGTTGTTAGATATGACAAGCACGCAGGGCATGGGATAGAATGGAATGACAAAATGTATCACGTCATTACTATAAATGATATAGTGCTAGTTGAATGAGACTAAGCGCGCAAGATCTAAGAAATAAGAATATCTTTAAGTATTACAGGCTCGTTAGAAAATGGGCTTGTAAAACTTACGGATTAAAAGACGCAGATTTAGAGTTACTTATTTACTTAGATTGTAAAAAGCATTTTATACGTAATGATTTTATTAATGGTGCATATACGTATTCCTGGGATAAAGCAAGATGGGAAAGATTGCGCAAAAACGAATGGATAACCATTTTTAGCAAAAGGAATAGAACTACGATGAAGTATAACACTTATACCACATCGTTTAAGTGTAAGCAACTTATAACAAGAATATATAGAATATTACTCGGCGAGGAAGATTTACCTACGTCGACAAAGAGCACATTTTATAAAAATAAAACGTATACAGATAAAGTGTTTAACCATGCTATCGATAACATGATAAAAGATAGCGAACGATAAAAATAAGACTATGGCATTTAAAATGACTCCAAAGTCCCCAACCTTAATGGCAACGGGCAAATTCGGATCACCGGCAAAAAACATGAACAAAGGGTATGGTCCCGCAAAGACTTCTTCTCCAGCTAAGCAAAAATCAGGCAACAGCATGACAGCAGCGGAAAAGAAAGCAATGAATGATAGGTCTGTATTTGGACCTGACGGCAAAAATGTTGCAAAGCCACCAAAAAGCAAATCTAAGTCAAAATACGATCTTGATACAACTGCCCCAAAAAAAGGAAATAAAAATGTTAAAGGGGAAAAGTACGGCAAGTCTCCTGCTAAAAAGAATGGTATGAAATACGATATCAAAGAAGCTAGCAATCAAAATCTTACTGCAAAGGCTAGAAAACATTTTGCTGAAAATGCTCAACACGATTCTAAGAAAGGGTCTAGATAGTATGGCTTTTAAGCTAAAATCACATTCTGAAATATTTGGTTTGCACGACGCGACGTCGGAATTTGGCACACCTGTTATTATAAAGGATGATTTAGAAGAGGGGGTACAAGCAGAAGCTAATAGAGATGGAACGATCTTTGTTAGCTCAGACACCCCTGAAAGTAAAGTGCAGGATGCCGTCGACCATGAGAAAGTTCATTTAGATCAAATGGCTTCCGGAAGGTTACAATACTCAGATGATTCTGTTACTTGGAAAAGGGACACAAAGTCGCCTGCTAGGAAATACGATAGAGCCACGATGAACGAAGGGCACCCGGATTTTGAATGGGAAAACGAAGCATATAAACAATCATAATTATGGGATTAAATTTTAGAGGAGCAGCTAGCAGGTTTAAAGATAAAAATCAAAATAGCTTTCAAGATAAATCAGCGCCTGGCCCAAGAAGAGGTGTAGGTGGTGATGAGCCGGGTAGTTTAGCTAGGGCTGAAAAACGATTTGGAAGAATATCTAGTCCTGCTAAAATAAAGAAAAACTTTTACGGGGGTGAAGCATATTTTCAAGATGGCTACAGTGGCGATCTGGCTAATAGCTTACCTATAACGCGTAGGTCAAGTTCTCCTTTAAAAATGAATGAGGCATTAGTGTCCGGGGCGGCAGATACAGGAAAAAAATTCGTAGATGCTGGATCATCTTTTGCTGATGGATTTGCTCAATCAGTTAAAGAACCTAAAGCGGAAGATTTAGGAAAAGAAAATAAAAAAGACGACGACCCAACAGTTGTAGACCCCAGTGAAAAAAAGGACGATATAATAACCACCTCAGCTACGCCAGACGTAACAACAAGTTAAAAAAATATAAATATGAATAACAAACCAATTACAGCCCGTGTTAAAAGCGGTATGTTCAAAACAAAAGAGCCGCTACTAAATGTAGGACCGGCCGGAGTTGACGGAAACAACAAGACCCGCAGTATGCCTTCCCCGAGTAAGATGAAAGGGTATACAATGAAGTCTTCACCTTTTAAGCAAGCAAAGACCTCTGAACAGATTGTTAACGACGAAATGACAAATCAGGGTATAAAACTTGGGACAGAAACAACTACTATCGAACCAGGTAAGGAGGGTACACCGGATACCAAAATAAAAGGTAACTCAGGGTCAGACGCTTTTAAATCAGCTTTTGGTGACGCTAGAAAAAGCGAGGCAAAAACATTCGACTTTAATGGTAAAAGTTATAGCACAGAGTTAAGCGAGGACCCTGACTTTGGTAAAGACAAGGTTGTAAAAGGAGACCCTGGGACAGAGGACAAAGCGGTGAAGAAAAAAACGGCTATTATTGAAAAAGTTGCACGCAAGGGTGAAGCCTCAACAGCTTACGGTACTCGCAATAACTTAAGGAAAGCTAAAGTAGCGGCTCGTAATGCGAAAAAATATCAAAGAAAAAAAGATAGAAACGATCGCAGAGAAGACCCGTCTCTTTCCGCAAAAGATCAAAGACGTGCTAGAAAAGACGCGGCAGCCGTATCGATAAAAGAAGTTGCAGATTCTGAAGTACGAAATTCACAAATTCAATCTAAGCAAGGCAAGAGCGGTATTGGGGCTAGCAAGGAAATAGTGCTGGACGATGTTAATGTACAACAAGGAGAAAAAACAGACACTCGACAAAGAGAGTTGGGTAATAAAGCTCCTAAAAAAACAGGTTTATTTGATCAATTTAAAAGCCCTGCTGAAATGAAAAACAAAGGTTTCTTTAAAAAGAAATCACCTATGAAAATGAATTACTTTAAAAAGTGAAACCTAAAGGGTTAGGCGATACAATAGAAAAAATTACAACCGTAACCGGAATTAAAAAAGCAGTCAAAGCTTTACCTTGGGATTGCGGTTGTGATAAAAGAAAAGGAGCATTAAACAAGATGTTTCCATATAAGTAAAAATTAAATTTAATTAAATGAAAAAAGAAAAAGACTACACAGAATTTGAGGTTATTAAAGGCGATCATCTTAGTGAATCTGAATTGAATGAATTACGAGAAGCTGTGAATCGCGTAAACGAGGCGCAAATGCAAATAGGTGGGCTTGAAACACACAAAGCTAAACTTATAACCGAAATATTATTATTCACTAAAGAAGTAGAAAGCACTCAAAAAATACTTGCCTCTAAATACGGAGATGTAAGCATCGATCTTAATACTGGTAAACTTACAGAAAATGCGGTTGATAAGAAAGATTAGTATAGGCAAAGACTATAAGAATGACGCGATGCACTACGCCGTTGGTCAAGAAGTCTATGGCGGACACACTATAGACAGCATTATAGAAGAGGATAATAAATATACTGTGTATATCTCAAAGGGAGACATACTTATGCCTTGGAAAGATTTTAATAAAAACATGGGTATATCTGTTGAGTATAACATTTCATGGTAAATGCAAAGCGTATTTAACTACCTTGTAACACCACAAGGGGGCAGAACAACAGGGCAGACTACAATTGAAGGACAAGAATTACTATTAAACACAGAATTACAAAACCACGAGTATTCAAACAGAGTGGGGGTTATATTAAGTTTACCCTTAGCTGAAAAATACAAGGAGCTCCAAGAAGGAGACGAGGTTATATTACATCACAATGTATTCAGAAGATTCAGAGATGTAAGAGGTAAAGAAAAAAATAGTAAAAGCTATTTAACAGAAGAAACTTATTTGGCACAACCGGACCAAATATACGCATACAGAAGAGAAGGAGAATGGAGAGCTTTAGAAGGTTTTTGTTTTGTTTCGCCGGTTAAAGAGACTAAAATGTTCTCTATGGATTTTGAAAAGCCGCTAATAGGAGTAGTCAAATACTGCACTTGTGGATTAGAAGTAGATAATATAGTAGGATTCATACCTACGTCAGAATACGAATTTATTATAGAAGGGCAGAAGTTATACCGAGTACCCACCAATTCAATTACAATCAATTATGGACACAAAGGAAACCAAGAGGAATATAATCCTAGCTGGGCACAAAGCAGTTGAGGAATTAATAAAGGTAGCGGAAGAGGTGATAATAACTAACTCCGAAGATGACTTAACGGCGGACAAATTAAAAAATGCTGCGGCTTCAAAAAAGCTAGCCATATTTGACGCTTTTGAAATACTTAGCCGTATTGAAGAGGAACAAAGAGTATTAGACAACAAGCCTAGGAAAGAAGTGGAAACCACGGAATTTAAAGGATTTGCTGAAAGAATGTCCAAGTAATGTACGAGCAAAACTTATACAGCATTATAGAGCCAATTAGGAAGACAACAATATCTAGGCTTAATAAAGGCAGCAAATGGGAGTACGGCTACAATAAAGAACATGACATTGTTGTTATTAGTAAGACCGGAAAGATCGGTGATATATATAACATACAGGGGTTTAAAATAGCGCTACCATTATTGCCCGGCAAAATAAGTAAGAAAAACAATAAGTGGACTCCGGATGAATACCCGAAAGAGTTAAAAGGGATTAATAACATTTTCGATTGGAGAGATTATCCAGAGGAATTTAAAAATACGTGGGGGACATATATAGATGAGCATTTCAGAAGACGCGAAGAAGGTCATTGGTTCAATAATAAGGGCGTGGACACTTACATTACTGGTACTCACTTTATGTACCTGCAGTGGTCCAAGATTGACGTTGGGCAACCTAACTTTAGAGAGTCAAACAGATTATTCTACATATTCTGGGAAGCTTGCAAGGCAGATAAAAGATGCTACGGAATGTCCTACCTCAAAAACAGGCGATCTGGATTTTCCTTTATGGCTTCCGGCGAAGCTGTTAACCAAGCAACAATATCTTCAGATGCTAGATTTGGCATACTGTCAAAATCTGGGGGAGACGCAAAGAAGATGTTTACGGACAAAGTTGTACCAATATCGGTTAACTATCCATTCTTCTTTAAACCGGTACAAGACGGAATGGACCGTCCCAAGACAGAACTCGCATATAGAGTTCCAGCCTCAAAATTTACAAGGAAAAAGCTTGACTCAAATGTTGCAGCGGAAGACATCGTTGGTCTTGACACCACGGTCGATTGGAAAAACACGGGTGACAACGCGTATGACGGAGAAAAATTAAGACTACTAGTTCATGATGAATCCGGTAAATGGGAAAGACCAAACAATATACTTAATAACTGGCGAGTTACAAAAACTTGTTTAAGGCTAGGTAGTAGAATTATTGGCAAGTGTATGATGGGATCAACCTCCAACGCTTTAGACAAAGGGGGTGAAAACTTTAAAAAGTTATACAATAGTTCTGACGTAAATAAAAGAAACGCAAACGGGCAAACAAAGTCTGGGCTGTATTCTTTATTTATACCTATGGAATGGAATTACGAAGGCTTTATCGACGAGTATGGACATCCTGTATTTAATAAGCCGCCAGAAGGCACCCTGGGGCCGCATGGAGACGTTATAGAAGTCGGAGTCATTGAGCACTGGAATAATGAGGTAGACGGATTAAAAGGCGATCAGGATGCTCTAAACGAGTTTTACAGGCAATTCCCAAGAACAGAAGAACACGCGTTCAGAGATGAAACAAAAAATAGTATATTTAATTTAGCAAAAATATACGAACAAATAGATTACAACGAAGACTTAGGCAACAGCAATGTACTAACAAGGGGCAGCTTCCAGTGGGAGCACGGCGTTAAAGATACGAAAGTAATATTTAATCCAAACCCTCAAGGTAGGTTTTTAATTTCATGGACACCCGCTTATAATATTCAAAATAGGCAAACTACACGTAATGGTATAAGGTATCCCGGCAATGAGCACATGGGAGCCTTTGGGTGTGACAGTTATGATATATCTGGAACAACAGATGGAAGAGGTTCTAAAGGAGCATTACACGGATTAACTAAGTTTAGTATGGAAGATGCGCCTCCTAGCACATTTTTTTTAGAATATGTTGCTAGACCGCAAACAGCGGAAATGTTTTTTGAAGATGTATTAATGGCGTGCGTATTTTACGGTATGCCTTTGTTATGCGAAAACAACAAACCGAGGCTTTTATATTACTTTAAAAGAAGAGGCTACCGCGGATACTCGATGAACAGACCTGATAAGCTTTGGAATAAGTTATCGGTAACAGAAAAAGAAATTGGAGGAATACCAAACTCCAGTGAAGACATAAAACAAGCTCACGCAGCCGCTATTGAAATGTATATAGATAGGCATGTTGGTTTAAGTAATGAGGGGGAATACGGTACAATGTATTTTAATGAAACGTTAAACGATTGGTCGAAGTTTGATATAAACAATAGAACAAAATTTGATGCTGCGATTAGTTCCGGCTTAGCTATAATGGCTTGTAATAAAGATTTGTATAGACCGAGCAACAAAGCACAAAAGCAAGTTGTTAATTTAAGATTTGCGAAATATTCTCACGAGGGTACGGCATCAAAAATAATAAGAAAATAATATGGCGAATAGCGTAACAAATAGTTTTTTCCCTAGCCAAGTAGTAAGTGATCAGGAGAAAGTTTCTCAGGATTATGGGTTGCAAGTTGGTAGAGCGATTCAAAATGAATGGTTCAGTAGCAACTCTGGGGCGACTCGCTTTAGAAGTAATCAAAATACTTTCCATACTTTAAGACTATACTCAAGAGGCGAACAACCAGTACAAAAATATAAAGACGAGCTTTCCATCAATGGCGATCTATCTTATTTGAACTTAGACTGGAAACCGGTTCCAATATTATCAAAGTTTGTTGATATCGTTGTTAATGGTATAGCTGATAGATCTTTTGATATTACTACTTATTCGCAAGATCCTTATGGCGTAAGCAAAAGAACAGCTTATATGGAGTCTGTTTTAAGAGACAAGCAAACAGAGGACTTAAATAACTTCGCTCAAGAAAATTTTGGTATTAATCTTTTTGAAAATCCACCAGAAACTTTACCAGATTCTCAAGAAGAATTAGATATACACATGCAGCTTACTTATAAGCAAGGCATAGAGATAGCTGAAGAAACAGCGATTAACACGCTGCTAGACGAAAATAGATATGATCTGACAAAAAGAAGGACTTATTTAGATTTAGCAACATTAGGTATAGGTTGTGTTAAAAATAACTTTTCAGAATCCGAAGGTGTTACTATTGATTATGTTGATCCAGCTTATTTGGTATATTCGTATACAGAGGACCCTTATTTTCAAGACATATATTACGCGGGAGAAGTTAAATTTGTGCCAATAAATGAAATTAAAAAACAATTCCCTGAATTAACTCAGGGCCAATTAGAAAGAATTCAGCAGCAGGGCACACAAAATTATGGTGTTTTTGATCAGACTGCAAGTAACGAATATAACAACAATAGGGATTCAAACGTAATACAGGTTTTATACTTTAATTATAAGACTTATATGAATGAGGTCTACAAAGTTAAAGAAACAGCAACGGGTGCAACTAAAATAATAGTGCGAGACGATCAATTTAATCCTCCGGTAGAAATGCTAGAAGAGCAATTTGGAAAAATGTCAAGATCTCTTGAGGTACTTTATGAAGGTGTTATGATTGTTGGTACAGATATAATGCTTAAATGGGAAATGGCAAAGAATATGATGCGCCCTAAAAGTGATGTATCTAAAGTTAAGATGAATTACGCTATTACTGCGCCTAGAATGTACAAGGGAAGAATAGAATCGCTAGTAAGCAAGTGCACGGGATTTGCTGATATGGTACAATTGACTCACTTAAAATTGCAACAGGTACTGCAAAGAATGATTCCTGACGGGGTGTACCTTGATGCCGATGGTATTAACGAAGTGGATTTAGGAAATGGAACAAATTACAATCCGCAAGAAGCACTAAATATGTTTTTCCAAACGGGTTCTATAATAGGTAGATCATTTACCCAGGATGGGGATATGAATCCTGGTAAAGTTCCTATACAAGAAGTACCTACTGGAAGTGGTGGCGCAAAATTGCAAACATTAATTTCAACTTACAACTATTATCTACAAATGATAAGAGATGTAACTGGTCTAAACGAGGCAAGAGACGGATCTACTCCGGATTCTAGAGCATTAGTAGGTGTTCAAAAGCTAGCCGCAGCAAACTCGAATACAGCCACTAGGCATATACTTGACTCAGGGTTGTATTTAACAAGAGAGCTTTGTGAATGCTTATCATTGAGAATATCAGATATAATAGAATATCACCCAGCTAAAGAATCTTTTATAGCTAAAATAGGTAGGTTTAATGTTGGAACATTAGAAGAAATGGCTGACTTACACATGTATGACTTCGGAATATACTTGGAGCTAATGCCTGACGAAGAAGAGAAGGGGGCTTTAGAGAACAATATTCAAGTTGCTTTACAGCAAGGTAGCATAGATCTTTCTGACGCTATAGATATTCGCGAAGTAAAAAATCTTAAATTAGCGAATCAACTTCTTAAAGTTAAACAAAAGAAAAGACAAGAAAGATTGCAGGCTGAAAATCAAGCTAACATACAGGCTCAGGCCCAGGCTAATGCTCAGGCTCAGCAAGTTGCTGCTCAAGCGGAAATACAAAAAGATCAGGCTTTGTTCCAAACCAAGTCTCAGCTAGAGGAGTTAAAAGGTTCTATAGAAGAAAAAAGAATAGGTATTGAGGTTAATGCTAAAAAAGAATTAATGGAATTAGAATTCCAATATAATATGCAATTGAAAGGCATAGAAGTAGATGGATCCAAATCTAAAGAAAAAGAAATTGAAGATCGTAAAGATCAAAGAACCAGGATACAGGGTACTCAGCAAAGTGAAATGATCGAGCAAAGAAAAAACGATTCTCCAGCAAAAAACTTTGAATCCGCAGGAAATGACGTAATGAGTCAAGGATTTGGCTTAGGAGCGTTCGATCCTAGGTAATAATAATAATAATCATATAATATTTTATCATGTCAGAACAAACAGAACAAACAGAACAAACAGAAGCGCCGCAAGAAGCGATTGTTGATACAAGCCCTATGTCGGTAGACGACGAAGGAACCATTAAGCTAGATATGTCAAAGCTAGCTAAATCCGGAGAGGAAGCTCCGCTACCCACACCGGCACCAGTACCAGAAGAAACGCCGGTTGTACAAGAGATTGCGCAAGTAGAGCCAGAAGCCACGGCAGAGACAGCACCTATAGAATCATTTATAGAAGAAGTGACAGATGAAGTTGTGGAAGAAGCGCAGGACCTAGCGGAAGAAATTCAAGAGGCAGTAGAGTACGAGCAACAGACAGGTGCGGAATTACCAGAAAATATTCAAAAGGTTGTAGACTTTATGAATGAAACTAGTGGAACTCTGGAAGATTACGTAAAGCTTAATAAAAATTACGAAGATTTAGATGAGTCTCAGTTGTTAAGAGAGTACTATGCTAGTACAAAACCTCATTTAGATGAGGAGGATATAGACTTTATGATGGAAGATAACTTTCTTTATGATGAAGATATAGACGAAGAAAGAGATGTACGAAGAAAAAAACTAGCCAGAAGAGAAGAATTAGCAAAAGCTAAAAATCATCTTACTGGATTAAAAGATAAATATTATCAGGAAATTAAAGGTGGCTCAAGGCTAGCTCCTGAACAAAAGAAAGCGGTAGACTTTTTCAATCGCTATACAAAAGAAAACGAAGCAGCAACTCAGTTAGCTGAAAAGCAATCAAAAACGTTTTTAAGAGAAACAGAAGGTGTTTTTAACAATGATTTCAAAGGTTTTGATTATCAGGTTGGCGACAAGAAATTCCGTTTTAAAGTTAAAGACGCTCCTACTATTAAGGAAACCCAAAGCGATATTAGTAATTTTGTCAAGAAGTTCTTGGATAAAGATAACCAAATGTCAGATGCAGCGGGGTACCATAAGGGATTGTTTACAGCTATGAATGCAGATTCTATTGCAAGTCATTTTTATGAGCAAGGCAAAGCCGACGCTATGGAAACGAGTATATCTAATTCGAAAAACGTACAAATGGGCGCTAGAGGTGTTCACGAAGATGTTAAAACATCGAATGGATGGGCAGTAAGATCTGTTGATTCAGGGGGAAGTGATTCAAAATTGAAAATTAAAACATTTAAACACATTAAATAAGAAAAATTATGGCAGGATTTGCAACCGCGCCGGCTACATTAGCCAATTTAGCGCACTTAACACCACGTCCAATAAAAGGTTTGTTTGGAGACAACTACCTATCTTTAGCGGAAATGGATTTTACACAACAATTTTTACCCGAGGTATACGAAAAAGAAATCGAACGTTATGGAAACAGAACGATTACAGGATTCTTACGTATGGTCGGAGCTGAGATGCCTATGGCATCGGATCAAGTAGTTTGGTCAGAACAAGGAAGATTACATATTGCTTATGATACTGTAATTTCTGGAGCAGTGGCACTTAAAACAATTTCAATACCTTCACCTGGGGCGGATGGCAAAGTGCCATTATTAGGACCTGGTATGACGATAGTAATCGCTAAAGGTAATGTAACGGTTAAGGCTTTCGTAAAGTCTCTAGTTGAGAATCTTGCAGCTGGTTTTCAAGTATATAACATTGAAGTATATGATACTGCCAATGGTCAATTACCAGCAGCGCTCGCAGGAGCTGTAGCAGGTGCACCACTTAGCGTATTTGTATATGGATCTGAATATGGAAAAGGATCTAGTTTAGCTGGTAATTCAGTTGACGCATCTTTCACACAATTTAGTAACAAACCAATTATTCTAAGAGACAAGTATGCCGTTAACGGATCAGACGTTGCTCAAATTGGATGGGTTGAAGTTACTACTGAGATTGGAACTGGAGGATACTTATGGTACTTAAAGTCTGAGCATGAATCACGTATTCGTTTTGAAGATTACCTAGAAATGTCTATGGTTGAAGCTACGGATGCTCAAAGTGTATTTACTGACGCAGCAGGGGCTACTATCTCAGGTATGAGTGGTTTATTTGATGCTCTAGAAACAAGAGGTTTAGTATTTAACGATGCTGATTTTGATGGAGCTACGTCTGCTACGGCAGGACTTGGAGCGTTTGACACTATATTACAAGAGCTTGATAAGCAAGGGGCAATTGAAGAGAACATGATGTTCTTAGATCGCGGTACTTCTTTGAGTATTGATAATATGTTATCACAACAAAATTCTTACGGAGCTGGAGGTACATCTTACGGTGTATTTGAAAACTCTGAAGAAATGGCGCTTAACTTAGGATTTTCAGGATTCCGTAGAGGATCTTACGATTTCTATAAGACAGACTGGAAATACTTAAATGATTCTACTACTCGTGGACTTATTTCAGATATATCTGGAGTAATAGTTCCAGCAGGAACGTCTACTGTATATGACCAACAATTAGGACAGAATATCTCACGACCTTTCTTACATATCCGTTATAGAGCTTCAGAAGCTGATGACAGACGTTTGAAATCTTGGGTAACTGGATCAGTTGGTGGAAACTACACAAGTGATGAAGATGCAATGAATGTTCACTTCCTATCGGAAAGAACTTTGTGTACTCAAGCAGCTAACAACTTTGTATTATTGAAAAATACATAGTAGTAAGTTTATTGTAATGATTACCCCCGCTGAATCTGTGGGGGTAGTTATTACTTTTATTAGCGACAATAGCTTATTATAATTAATAGTAACAGGCTACTGTCATACATTATTAACATTTATATTATATTATATTATGGCTAACAAGAAAGCTACAGCAAAAAAAGTTGAGGTTGCGCCTCAGGAAGTGGTTGAAACAATAGTACAACCAAAAATAGAAATACCAAAAAAAGACGAGTGGGTTGTTAAGGACAGATTGTACGAATTAACAAGAACAAAGCCCCTGGTTTTCACATTACCTACTGCACATAGCGGGAAAAAAAGTTTATTATATTTTGATGAAGAATTGGGTTATCAAAGAGAATTAAGGTATGCTACCAATCAACGATCTTGTTTTGTAGAAGAACAAAAAGGCCAGATAGTAATGGGGCGTATTGTATTCAGAGACGGCGTACTTAGAGTGCCAAAAGAGAATGTTGCATTACAAAAGCTTTTATCTTTATATCATCCAGCTTTAAAAGCTAATATATACGAAGAATACAAGCCTGCTCAGCAAGCAAGCAACGAGGTTGACTGGATTGAGTTTGAATTACAAGCATTGAATCTAGCTAAAAGTTTATCTGTTGACGAAGCAGAGGCTGTCCTACGTGTTGAAATGGGAGCGGTAGTAACGGAGCTTTCATCCTCTGAAATTAAAAGAGATGTACTTATCTTTGCTAAGAAGAATCCAAATTTATTCTTACAATTAGCTACAGATGAAAATACTCAATTAAGAAGTTTCGGGGCAAAAGCTGTTGAAATGGGAATATTAAGTTTATCACAAGATCAAAGAACCTTTACATACGGAAATACCGGTAGAAAAGTAATGACAGTGCCGTTTGACGAGCATCCTTACTTTGCGCTATCAGCATTCTTTAGAACGGATGAAGGTATGGAAATATACAAGGCAATAGAAAAAAGACTGAATTAGTCACCTTTATAGTAATAGGCTGCTGGAAGGTGGCCTATAACTATATAAAATAAAAAATAAATTATGGCTGTAAGCGTAGATACTGTTTATCAAAGAGTATTAGCAATACTTAATAAAGAGCAAAGGGGGTATGTAACACCCCAAGAATTTAATCTGTTCGCTAATCAAGCGCAGCTAGATATATTTGAGCAATACTTTTACGATATTAATCAGTTTGGAAGAATGCCCGGTAACGATACCGAATTTTCCGATATGCTTAACATACTTAATGAAAAAATAAATATATTTGAAACAAATGCTGCTATGACTTACGGGGGAGTTTATTGGTCTACACCTGCTAACTTATACCGGCTAGGGACTATAGTATTTGATAATATTACAACTAGTAAGTCTTTATACCCGGTTCCTAATACCGTGGTGACCACAACAACTCAAGTTGAGGTAGAGAGAATAAATTACAATGAATTCTTATACATTAATCAATCTCTTCTTACAAAGCCAACAAATTCAAGACCCGTATTTGTAGCCTCCACTTTGGGTTATAAAGTATATGGGGATGCTCCTTTAGTCATAGGGGTAAGCTGCAACTATATAAAAGAACCTTCTCAAGCAGCGTGGGCATATCAAATGGTATTTGGAGAAGCCTTATACAATGCGAATGAATCTACTGATTTCGAATTGCATCCTTCTGAAGAAACGGAATTAGTAATAAAAATATTAGCATTTGCGGGGCTAGTAGTTAAAGATATAGGGATGTATCAAGTAGCTAGTCAGATAAGTGCACAAACTAACCAACAAGAAAAATCATAATATATGGCATTGATAAATCAAAACCCAGAAGAATATTACTTAGGGCCTGACGGTGTATGGGATAGTGGCGATGAAAGTTATGGTAATTATCAGTTTGTTAGTATAGCTGACATTATAAATAACTTTATGATTTCGCATGTCGGTCAAGATAAACTTATAACAAAGGTAAGAAGAACAGACGTTGCTTACTGGGCACAAAGAGCTATACAAGAATTTAGCTTTGATGTTCTACCTCAGAATAAGTCTATAGAAATTGAAGTCCCTCCCGGGCTTTATATGGTATTGCCTCAGGATTACGTAAATTACACAAAGCTATCTTGGACGGATAAAGGAGGTATAGAGAGAATAATATACAGAACAGATTTAAGCAGCAATCCAGAGGCAGTTACTCAAAATGCAGCCGGAGAATATACTTTTGCAAATAAAAAATTGATACTCAAGGCGCAATCAGAAACTTTGACAAGATGGAACTCCGGAAGCTCTTTTCCTTTAGGAGGACCTGGAGGAGGAAATTGGGATTTAACAAATAATCCTGACTTACTTTCTTTGTACGCTTATGGAGGCAGATTTGGTATAGATCCTGAAAATGCACAATCAAATGGTACTTTTTATATAGACCAAGTGAATGGCGTAATCAGATTTAGCTCTGACATAAGGGGTAGGATAGTTACATTAAAGTACATAAGCGATGGCTTAGGCTCTTTAGAGGACATGACCGTGCATAAGTTTGCAATGGATGCGGTAGTGAAACATATAGCGTATTCTATATTATCTACAAGATCAAATGTACAAGAATATATAGTAGCTAGGTTTAAAAAAATGGCATCAGCCGCCAGAAGAAATGCTAAGATAAGATTATCCGAATTAAAAGCGGACTTAATGTCTCAAGTATTCAGAAATCAATCAAAATGGATTAAACACTAAAATTAAATGGCAGAGCTAATACACACGTTTACATCAGGTAAAATGAACAAGGACCTTGACGAAAGACTTGTTCCTAATGGAGAATACAGAGATGCCCTAAACTTAGAGCTTGCATCTTCAGATGGCTCTCAGGTTGGTACTTTTCAAAACATAAAAGGTAACCTAGAATTAGCGTACAAGACATATAATGCCGTTACGGGGGCTAGAACATCATGGAGTAGCGCTTATATATCTAATTTAACTAATGCGATCTGCATAGGCTCCGTTGTCGATGCCAATACAGATAACATATATTGGTTTATATCTAGTAATGAAGTTAGTGCTATTGCATACTATAATGACGTTACAAAAGTTGTTGCTCCATTGATAGTAGATGTTAATAGTATACTAAACTTTAGTAAAGACTACTTAATAACCGGGGTAAATGTGCTAGAAGGTATACTAATGTGGACAGACAATCAAACCGAACCTAAGAGTATAACTATAAAAGACTGGGTGGGATCTACAAATGATTTTCTAACTCACTCCCAGATATATAGTAGAGCTTTTATTGAACAAGACATTACTGTAATAAAAAAATACCCATTGCAACCGCCTCTTATAACAGCTAGTTCTACGACTAGAGTTGATAACAATGGCAACCCCGCCACTATAGATACAAAAGTTAATTTTTCTTTTGTTAAAAATATTGGTGCAGATCCTGCAAATCCTATCTATGTGGGGTTAACGCCCGAGGACGGGCCGCAAACAATGACATGGACCCAGCAGCAAAATCCTCCTTTTTATCAAGATGGTGATTATTTGACATTTTCTTTTGCAAGCAATGAGCCTTTGTCTGAAGATGCTAATATCCGAGCTCAAGTGGTGTCTATAATACCTCCTGATGCCAACGCACCTCAAACAGGAGCTATCGTAACTATACTTTCTGTCGGGGAAGGTGACGAAACTAATGACGAGGTCGCTAAGGCGTTTGATGTAGTATTAGAACAAGAAGATCCATTTTTTGAATTTAGATTTGCCAGATTTGCATATAGATATAAATATAACAATAATCAAATATCTGCATTTTCTCCTTTTTCTAACCCAGCTTTTTTGCCAGGCGAGTTTGAATATAATCCTAAAAACGGATTTAATTTAGCAATGGTTAACACTGTGAGGCAACTTGAAATATCTAGCTTTAGACCCGCTGATATTCCCCCTGACGTAGACACTATAGACATACTATATAAAGCCACAAACAACCCTAACGTGTATGTGGTAGATTCATTTACCCCTGAAGATACAGAGTGGGTAGCAAACAGCTTTAATATAAAATCAGAAATAATAACCTCTGTTGTAAAGTCAAACCAAATATTAAGGCCCTTTGATAATGTGCCAAGAAAAGCTAGGGCGCAAGAAATAACTGCTAATAGATTAATATACGGAAATTTTATTCAAAATTTTAACTTAAACAATCCGTACGCCAAAAACCAACCACTGCACATCAACCTAAGCGTAGGTACAGACATAAGAGAAATATCTACAGAACCAGGTGAAGGCGTAAATATAAACGGTTTAAATGTAGCGGAATCTGTAAAATCAATAAGGACCTATCAAGCGGGGGTAGCCTATATGGATGAGTACGGTAGAACAACTCCTGTGTTCACAAGTGCCCTTGGAGCAATAATTATACCCAAAAGACAAGCTAGTTTTTCTACAAAATTAACCGTTAAAATAAACAGCTATTTGCCTTATTATGATACAAATAAAGCTTTTACGCATTTTAAGTATTACATAAAAGAAACATCGCAACCATATTATAATTTGTGTCTTGACAGGTTTTACAAAGCTGAAGACGGGAACCTTTGGCTATCATTTCCATCCTCTGAAAGAAATAAGGTAGATGAAGAAACATTTTTAATACTAAAAAAAGAACACGACAACGCTATCCCCGTAAAAGAAGCTGCTGCAAAATACAAGGTATTGTCTATTTCGAATGAAGCGCCTCAGTTTTTAAAAGATACAAAGCAGTCCAAGGGATCGGCTCCTCTTATACCTACAGGTTCGGCTACGCCTACTGTGGGATCTAATGAGTTTTTTATAAACGGGCAAGATTTTGATGACGCATTTGGAGTTGAAACTAGATCTAAGTCAGGCTTAGTGTTAAGAATAACTGCTCCGGGAAATAATAGCGACTATTATAAAATATCAACATTTGGTTTAGCAGATGTTCCTAACCCACCTGTGAGGATTGTTACTTCTGAAGTTTTCGGGGACGACATGGCCTTTGCCGCAGACCCTAACACAGGGCTGCCAGTAGGAGGGCTATTGCTAAATCTATACGAAATTATATCAGAAAATAAGCCAGAATTTACAGGTAGATTTTTTGTAAAGGTAAACAAAGATGCTATTTTAACTGAAAAAATTGCGGCAGCTGCTGCAGCGGAACCGGTTTACGTTAGAAAAGCATTCGAATTTTTGTACCAAGCTCAATTTACTCAAGGAAGCAAAGGCTTTTGGAACGAGACATGGCGTAATGCAGACGGTCAGGGCAACGGCCCAAAAGGCAGATTGTTTATAAACTACATAAAAACAGATTGCGAAGGGCCTTTTAACGGGGTTGACGAAACAGGTACTATGAGATTAGCGGATGCCGCTGGTTATGGGGAGTGGAGGCAGACGGGAGGTATAGCTGAAAGAAACCCAGCAATGCTTAGGCAACTAAACATTGGAGCGGGGGCAAGATTTCGTTTTGTTAAAGCTCCGGGTAGTACAATAACAGACATACCAAACACAGTCTATAGAATTACTCAATCAACAAATGAACAAAGAAGAAATACTTGGTGGTGCGGGGACAATGATAAAGACAGAAGAAAGCACATGTCTAACCAAATTGCCTACTGGACATTAAAATTCCAGAGGGTAGAAGATGGGGTGGCCGCTTTGGATTGGAAACCTAGAGAAGACGGGGGAATGTCCCTGTGGTCCGCCAGCACTTCTGACTATAGTAATTCGTTTATAGGTATTGAATTTTTAGATACAATAGAAGATAATAATAGTTTTACTACAGACAATCCCGCTATATTTGAAACCGAACCAAAAGAGGCTGCAGAATTAGATATATATTGGGAAGTCCCGGGGGCTTATACAGCGGCCCAGCACGGGCAAACACATAATTTAGATTGGTTTAATTGTTACTCTTTTGGTAACGGCGTTGAGTCAGATCGCATTAGAGACGATTTTAATCAGCCTTTAATAGAGAACGGGGTAAAAGCTTCCGCTACGCTAGAAGAGCCCTACGGGGAGGAGCACAGGTCTACGGGGCTTATATTCTCTCAAATATTTAATTCTACTTCAAGCACTAATAATCTTAATCAATTTATACAAGCGGAAAGTATTACCAAAGATGTAAATCCCGAGTACGGAAGTATACAGAAATTGCACACCAGAGACACTGATTTAATTACTCTGTGCGAAAACAAGTCAATGAAGATATTAGCTAAGAAAGATGCTCTATTCAACGCTGATGGAAGCACTAACTTAACTTCTAATGCAGCAGTGCTGGGGCAGACGTTAACATTCCAGGGAGAATTTGGCATAGCTACTAATCCAGAATCATTTGCTGAGTTTGGTTTTAGAATGTATTACACAGACGCTAATCGAGGGGCAGTATTAAGATTATCAGGAGATGGCCTTACGGATATATCTGATTATGGCATGCACTCTTTCTTTTCAGATAACCTGCCGGCCAATACTAAAATACTAGGATCTTGGGATGTTGAAAAAAGGAATTATAACATAACGCTGAGCTCTTTAACACCTTACTGGCAACAAACCCTGGGGGTAGGAACATTCGATAGACTGAACAAAGATCCTTTGTGTAACCAGTTCATAAATACGTTACCTACTTACAGCACTACAGTTTCTTTTAAAGAGCGAATTAATGGGTTTACTTCAAGAAAAACTTATATACCCGAAGCAGCTGCTTACCTTAATAATATATACTACACATTCAAAAACGGCAGGATATGGGAGCATGGGTTAAACACCGTGTATAATACTTTTTATGGCATAGGATCAGGCGCGCCCTCGTACAGTCCATATTACGAGAGCTCTTTTAACACTATACTTAATGAAAACCCAGCTGTAGTAAAAGGATATAAGACATTAAACTACAGCGGTACCACTGCTAGAGAATACCTATATAAGCTAGCTGGTAGCGAAAGACTATACACTTTGGCTCAGGTACAAGCGGAGGGATTAACCCCTTCTAGCAATGTATTAGGATCCAAAGGATGGTATGTGAATTCTATAGTAACTGACTTACAAGAGGGGCAGATAAAAGAATTTATAGACAAAGAAGGCAAGAAGTTTAATTACATAAAAGGTATGGATACTTTTTACTTAAGCTCTTGTAATACAAACGTAGATACTAAGGAGTTTAACGTGCAGGGGATAGGTAATCCTTCTGTTATAGTAATTCCTACTCAGACAGTGTTCACAGTGAAAAATCAAGCGGACCCAAATTGTTCAACTCCGTAAAAATTTATTATAAATTTAAACAAATATTATGGCATTTAATAACTTTACAGTAAGCGTGGTAAGCTTTAACGAAACGGCAGGCGTTGACTGGACAATAGCAAAACCATCTGTTTCTTTAATAATAACACCCAACACAGGGTATACTGTAACCGCAGTTGATTTTTCACCAATAGTGCCTTTGCCTACTTATGTTAATAGTGTTGTTTTCACTCAAAACGGGGCCTTTGTAAATTGTGTTATAACTTATATTGCGCCAAACATAATGCCTAGTGCGGACGTGCTTATATCTCTTTGTATTAAGGGGAGTGCTGTAGAAAGACAAATATGTGTTGCCGGTGTGATATCTCAGTGTGACGTTAGTAATTGCAAATCCCCTATTGCAGGAGACCCTGATGTGCCCTATAGCGCATGCCAAGTTTATGGATCTACTGGAGTTGTAGTCGCTAGCTATTTTGTAAACGCTGAATCTGGACATTATTTTCCAACAACACCTAGTTTATCGGTTGTTATCGGTGATCCAAATAATTATACTATTACGGGCACTGAAGGATATGATAGTGATGGGAACTTAATAAGCGTGACTTTCCAGGTATCTTATAATTTTCCATTAGCAGATGTTACTGGAGACAAAATATGCTTAACAGCACATGCGGTTGTAGTATACAATCCCCAAGTAAAAATAACCTCTTATTCTTTTCCTATAGCAGGGAATGTACCTAGCGGAGGATTAAATACGAGTTTTAATGTATTTGGCATAGAGGGTGCCGCTTGGAATTTAGTATCTACATCTACCGGATTAGGCATACCAATTGCGGCTACATCTGGTGTGCTAGATTCCACCGGGACAACAGCAATAGCGGCTAGTTTCCCTAGCGTAAATGTAGATACAACGTATACAATTACTTTGTCAGGGGATTTAGCCTCTACTTTCGACACCCCGGCGGGGCAGCCTTCCACGATAACAATATATCAGTATGTTAATACAACTTTAGGATTTAGGTTTAAAACCACTAATACTGATATAATTACACCGCTTCCTGTAACATCCTTGTCGTTCATACCAAATGTAGTTCCTTCTACTAATTTTTACACATACGATGTAGTAGCAACCTCAAACGAAAATATAAACCTTGGAGGAATACCTAATCCCGGAGAATGGTCTAATCAAAACCAAAATAGCCCATTGTACGAATTTGGCGTGCAATCTCATAGCTTTCTGGTAAACAATTCTGCTTCGCCTAGTACATTGACGGCAACGGTTGTTGTAAGCGTTGATGAGACTGGCACACCTAGTGTTATAAGCGAATTAGATTTAGATAATTATTTGATCGGGGCTGGCTCGTATTCAGCCGTGGATTGCACAACGACCACGTTGTTCAACATAGATATATACCAAGGATGGATTAATGATCCTTCCACAGGCTTAGCTCCAATAACTTTTGCTTATAATATAGACGACGTGGTAGTTGTTAAAGACACTATAAACGGAACGGAGTATTGCGTAAGAATAACAGGCACATCTACTACGGCCGCTACAACATTCATCAATACAGCTGTCAACAATGGCACTGGAGTTTACGGTACCTGCAATCAGTGCGATGAACTATAAAATAGAAAACTATGCCAATAATAACTTTACAATTTCCATTTCCATTAAACGACTCGGTTCAAGTTGGGGACACTGCTTATTACACGAACGATCCAAACGGTACAAATTTAATAATACTAGGTACTATAGAAGGAATACTTAGATCTCTTAATAAGATAACAGTGGACGTGCAACCTACGCTGGTGGGTACTATTAGTACAGCATTGACAACAAGTAGTTTTATACTATTTAGCAAAACAGCATTGGTAAACACGAGCGGGCTAAAAGGCTATTATGCCGAAGCCCAGTTTAGAAATGATTCAACAGACTATGCCGAATTATTCTTAGTAGGGTCTGAAATATTTGAAAGCAGTAAATAACACGTAATAATAAAAGTATAATAATAAAATAGAAATATATGATACCAGTAGGAGCCATAGGAGGCGCCGTATCAGGCCTTACAGGTATTGTAGGGGGAATGATAGGCAGCGGAAAAAGAAAGAGAGAACAAAAAGCAGCCCAGCAGGAATTTGCTACAAACAAAGCTAGAATGGAGGGGGCGGACACGTCTAACCTTGCGGCCAACATGGAGAATACCATGGAAGATTTAACTGTAAATACACAGGCAGCCGAATTCCAATCACAACAACAAGCCAGTGGATTCGCTAATACTATGGATAACTTATCCAGCGCAGCTGGAGGATCGGGTATTGCGGCTTTAGCTCAGTCATTAGCGGGGGCACAAAGCAATGCAGCTCAGGCATCGTCTGCGGACATAGGCAGACAGGAATCTCAGAATCAAATGGCTGAGAGACAAATGGCTGGCAATTTACAAAACCAAGAATTACAGGGAGCATACGCTTCTAGAGCAGCGGAAAAAGATAAAACAGATACAATGCTTGGTATGTCTCAACAAAGACTAGGAGCAGCAAACGCAGCAAGAGACAAAGCAACGCAATCTATAATGAGCGGTATTGGAAGCGTCGCGGGAGCCGCAGCTTCAGCAGCCTCAGGGGGCGTTTTAGAAGGTCCAGGAAACTTGATGAATGGCGCGTCTTAGATATATTAAAAACAGCATAACAAATTATGGCAAATAATCAATTAATACTAGGAGCGGGAAAAGCTGCAAAGAAATTCGTAGACATTGGAGGCGCAATAGGTCAGGGCTTTTCAGCAGCAAATCAATCTGCTAGGGGCTTTACTAGGCCTAAAACTGTTGCAAAAAACCAGGAGTATCAAAATAGAGTTAGCTCTTTAATGGGTAAAATGAAATCAGATATTGATTTTACTTCGTTTTCGCCTAGTGAAACAGCTTCCATGCGGACTTTCCTAGTCAATGAAAGACAAAAATATGCGGGGGCCGCTAAAACTTTAGCTAATATGACGGATACAACTTCTCCAGAATACATGGGGCAAGTTGACATAATGAACGGTGTAAATAGCAGTTTTGTAAATTTAGCAGACCAGATTAAGACTTACAAGAAAAGCAAGGTAGAATTTGTTGACGGCATGATGAGTGGAGCGTATTCAGACGGCAATGAGGTTAGCAATACAAGACAAAACACATTGATGTATACAAATAAGGCTTTGTACGGATACAAAGATGAAGACGGTGACGGTATTGCAGATGACGGAACAAGTGCTTCTTTGACAATAATGGACGGAGGCGACATAGGTTTTAACATCGACGGAGAAGTAAAAGCTTATAATAAAAGCTCGATGCCCTTATTAAAAGATTACGAGTTAGGCGTTAAATTACTGAAAGACAACGAAGCAGTACGCAGGTCAGGCCAATTAGTTAATGAAGATGCCGAAAGAATGTATAGGCTACAATTAGAAAAATCTTTTTCCAATCAAGATTCGTTAAGATCTTTTATATATGATTTTGAAGATGAATTCCCTACAGAACAATTAGGAGCAGCATGGGAGGAAGGGACAATGACGGTTGATGAAATAAGAAAAAAAACTATAGAAAGATTGATTGAAAGTCGTAAGAAGGCTGGGCAAGATGGTTATAATGAAAAGAAAAGCAAGGATAATAGCCCAAGTAAAAGCAAGCCAAAAGAATTAGCTGGCATTATAGATGGGACATACTATATCAGAAGAAAAGACGGCTCTTTATTTCCTGTAGAAAATGAAGAAGAATATGATAAATGGGGTGATTGGTTTTATGCAAACACGTAATTAAATAAAAATATAATATGCCTAAATATAAAATAAATATAGACGGGAACTTTGTAATAAAGGAAGTCTCTGAAAAATTAGTACCGTATCTTATAAGAAAACACCCAGATGCGGTGCTTATTGAAGGAACACCCCCAACTGAAAATTTTCAGAACGGAGATGCGGAGACCGATGCGTCTGTAACTCCGGAGACAAACCAAGCATCAAATGGGGATTCCACCTCGGAAGATGGTTTTTCGGTGTCCAGACTAGATGAGGTAGAAATACAAACAGACGGTTTTGGAAATGCAATCACAGTAGAAGGTTGGGAGAAAGAGACTAGTGCGTATATTGCGGATAATCCGGATCTTTCTGCAGACGAGCTATCTGCCTGGATAAATAGACCTGGCGGCCCAACAGAATCTCAGTACACTTTTCAAGAAGAAAAAGAAATATACAAAGCTAATAAAGAAAAACCTAAGCTGACTGATCCGCAGTATAGTCCTAGTGATTTTATTGTAGATTTATATGAAGACCCTACTTTCGATATAAACAAGCCCGCTTTATCAATTTACGACAATGAGCTTAAATTTTTAAAGAATAAACAAGAAAATTTCCCTACTATGTCTACAGAAGGGGCGGAAATACAAAAACAAATTGATCAGCTTGAATATAACAAGCAAAACGAGCTGGAGAAGACTAGAACTCTTGATTCTACGCAGAGAAACAAATACAAGGCAAAAATAAATGACGCCGAAGCGTACTTTAACAGCGGTATTGCTAAATACGATGCTGGTGAAATTTCCACAGAAGAGTTCGAGGTATACGCTGAGCGTTATGATACTATGCAGGGTGATGTGTTTGAAACTTCTTATGACAAAGAAAAATACCAAGAGCAAAACTTGTTGTTAAACGAAATAACCACGGCCCGAGCGAAAGACACATACAGTAGCTTTGGCAAAAATGACTTAGGTGATCAAACAAGAGAAGAAAAAAAAGTATTTGATCAACGGGTAGAGGACGAAATAATAAACAATGTTTCAGGTAATAAAAAATTAAAGGGCAAGATCCTTGACGGTAATGCACAGCTTGCCGAAAAAGAAATGATTATTACAGGCGCTAAAAGTATAGTGCTAAATAAATCCTATGATGACTACGTATCCGAATATAACAAAGCTGAAGATATAATATTTGCCGCAGATGAAGTTGCTAATATAACGCCTGAAGTAGCTAACGCTGCTCAAGGTATACTTTATAATGCTGCTATAAAAATACAAGACACTTCTGCTGAATTAGCTTACAATATTGGAGATCAGTCTTTCGCTAATAATTTTCAAATGACTGATGACTTTGAAAAGTGGAGAGATCGCCATATTGACGGAGGCTATGTAGGTGATATTGGGGATGCCGTAGGTACTTTTATTCAAGGAGGGCAAAAGTTAATAGGTGACGCAACGGTTGGTACCTCTATATGGCTTAATAGAGTGGCTTGGGATGTTATAGATTCTGATTATTTCGAAGACAACTACACCAGTTTAGATATGATTAGTGACACCTTTACCAACTATAACAATATTAATTATTTTGGCGTAAGCGATAAAGGAGGAAGCCTATCAAAAGACGGTATAACTTTTAGATCCGGAACCAAGACCATTGCAAATATGTTACCCTTTACAATAGGTGTTGCGCTTGCCGCTCGCAAAGGAGACGTTAAGGGTCTTAGAAACGCATACTCTATTATGCGCGGTATGGGAGCCAGCGCTAATACCATTAACAAAGTGAAAATGGGCGGTTTTGCTTTTAGAGCTACTGTTAACGACAATTACTTAGAAGGTAAGCAAATGGGCCTAAGCAATAGCCAATCACTAGCTTATTCAACAATGACCTCTTTTTCCACTGCATTAGTGCAGGGTATAATGCCTGACAGTAGATTTTTTAGCACAACAGTCGGCGCCTCTATAAAGAAAACTTTTATAGAAAACCTTAAGAAAGCCACGACTAAAGACGGTATAAAGGTTGTAACAAAACAATTCATAGACAATCTTATAGGGGAAATAGGAGAGGAAGAAGCTGAATTGCTTTTAAATGATATAGCTAAGATAACAGTAGGGCTAAGTAATGAAACAAAGTTTTTTGATTTTGATACTCAATTTGAAACTATAGCGGGTACTGTACTTCTAGCAGGAAGCACCTCCGCAGTCATGGCACCTGCTCAGTTTAAAAACTATAAAAATAAAATATACAACCAATATCGAACACAAGGTGCTGATGTAATAAAGACGCTCCAAGAAACTAAGAAGGTTGTAGAAAATAAATTAAAGAAGGCTAGAACCCAGCAAAGTAAAGAAGCGGCTCAAAGGCAACTAAACGAAATAAATTCTGCTATAGAATATGGTTCTGATATTATAAAAGCTATTAACGTAGCTCCTGATGTAATGAATGACGAGCAAATAGATTTACTAGTGGAAAAAAATCAATTGCTAGATAAGAAATCAAAAGCAGATCCACGTTATACCAAGGGCATCGATGCAGAAATTGAGGCAATAAATGCTAAAATAGAAAACTCTCAGGTTACACAGCAGTCCGCAGTTATACAGCAAAAAACAGAAGCCGGGTCTAAAAAAATCGCTGAAGCTTTAGGTATTAAATTTGATAAAGGAAATACTTCGAAAGTTAAAGAAGCGGTTGAGCAGCAAAATGCTGATATAAATAAAAGAAACGAAGGTAAAAAGGAGGCTGATAAAGAAAAGTTAATAAATGTAGAAGAAGCTGTAAAGCAGAATGGGTTTATCATGCAGAACCCGGATGGAACACAAAGCATAGTAATTAATGAAGATGTTGCAGGTACAAATAAAGCGGTAACCACAGCCCAGCACGAATTACTTCACGGGGTGTTACTCAAAACGATTACAGACAACCCAGGCGCTATAGTGCAAATGAGTAATGCTCTTAAATCTGAAATTGACAAAATGATACCAACTGGTATTAGCTTTAACAATTCTTACATACAAGGCAGATTAGAGGCCTACAAATCGGATCCTTCCAGTGTAGAAGCCGAAGAGCTGTTAACTATATTTTCAGAAGGTTTAACCCAGGGCTATATTGCTTTTGAAGAAAATGCTTTTACTAAAATAGGTGATTTTATTCGTCAAGGTTTACAGAGAGCCGGAATGAAAGTTACATTTAATTCAGGTAAAGACGTTTTTAATTTTATAAAAGATTTTAATAAAAGCGTAATAGACGACAAGGGGCTAGGCAAGGGATTAACCAAAGCAGCTACCGAAGGTGTTAAAATTGGCAAAAAATTAGGGGCAAGCAGCGCTTTTTTATACGATGCAAATTTTGAAGCAAATGTTCAAAGTGCTTATAATAATCCTAAATTAGACTTACCTAGAAAAGCCCTCGGCATTGCAATGGCTTATAGAGCCAGAGTCCAAGAGCTAATAAACAAATCTTCTAGCAATGTATTTGGATCAAGAGAAAAAACCAACGCAATTGAGTACGCTTTAATTGGCAGAGACAATCCTAACAGTGTATACAACACAGTTTTAAATTACGATAGTAATTCTAAAATGTCTTTGGACGAAACTATAGGAAGAACTATAGCGGGTATAGGAGAAAACGCAGCTTCAAAACCAGGATTTAAAGCCAGCCGTAAGTTTACGGAGGCTGAGGAAGATCGAATGGAAGCTATTGACCAAGAGATTGCGGAAATAGAGGATGATCTTAATAACAATTACATAGACCTTGACACTCACGACAGAAAAATAGCAAAGCTTGAGGAGGAATACGAAAACATCGAAAATCCACCTAAAGAAAAAGCAACGCCAAAGCCTAAGGCTAAACGTAAAGCTGGCTCAGATATTGATGCCCCACAAGCATCTAAAAAAGACGAGCAAAAATTAGGGGATGTTACTGCAAAGTCTAAAAAGAAGCTAGACGCTATAGGTAATAATCCAGATGGTTTTAATCCAAATGATGGAGCTATATACGAAGTTTTAGCAGGAATGATCCGCTCTAAAGTAAAAGCTTTCAAAACATCGGGTAACAATATAGTTAATCTTACAAATCTTCCAGGATTTGAAATGGATAACATGGTTAGTGAAACTATTACTAGCCTTATACCCTATATAAAGAAATTTGATCCCACTAAAAACGACTCTTTATTCGGCTATACAATGGCACAGCTAAGTAATAGAATGAGAGGTGCGTTAAAGACTGGTAGAGTGACTGAAAACACCTTTACGGAGGACGTAACAGCCGCTAAGAATATTACAGCAGAAGAAAGCCAAGCCCCTGTAAAAGAAAAACCTAAGTTTAGAAAGCTTACACAATCAGGAGTGGTGTCTACTGAGGTTGTTGATGCGATCCGTGCAAAATTAAAATCTACATTACGTACTTTAAAAACGCGTATGGATGCAGCTGTTTCCAATAATCGTACTATAACTCCGCTTATTGCTGAGATACAATATGAGATGGGCAAGCAAGCTGACATAGATCTTAAGAAAGCTATGGGTGGAAAAAAAGATCTAAAGCTTAGAAAGTTTTTACTAAAAGGCAAAAAATCAATATTAGAAAATCTTACTACAACATTCTTAATGGGTAAAGATGGCAATGGTGGTTTTCCTCAAGCTATACAAAAGAAAATAGATGGTAAATTTGTATCGTATCCAGGGTGGGTTGGTAAAAAGATAGACAGAGAAACCACAGGCACAGATAATGCTGGTAGAACTTCTGGAGCAGAAATTGTTAGAAGGGTGCCAAATGTAAATAGAGTTGTTACAGATCAAGAGTTTTTATCTCAAATACTAGACGAAACAGGTAATCCAATAAGAGGTAGAAAAGAAGCATTAGCTAAAGCTATGGCGGAGGAAATTTCATTTGAAATATTTTCAGAAGATTTAGCAGATCCCGCTAGTGAAATAAGCGAAGCTTTTGAAAGCAATCAAGAACGTCAAGGGGCGATACTTGCTGAAAACTTTATACAGCAAATAGAAAAAGATGTAGACAGAGGTAATATTAAATTTTCTTTATCTTTTAAAAGTCCCCAATTTATAAACAGGCACAACATAGCTTTAGATATACTTGTAGATAAAGGAATGGATGCTTACAATGATTATGTAGACAGCATCGAAAATGTGGAGCTTAGAAATTTAGTGAGAAATTACTTTGATAACAATCTTTGGAGAGCAGGTAAATTTGCTGATTACAAAGCTAAAAACAAGGGGCTATCTTATGAGAAATTCATTAAAAAAGTCTTATCTGCTACAAATCAAAAAAATGTAAAAGTTAAGCTTATAGGAAATAAGAAAGGTATAGGAGGCGATTTAATATTACAGATAGGCACAGAGGTTATACAAATAGAGCTAAAGCTTAATGATAATGCCCAAATGAGTAGCTTTACTGTTAGATACAGCGAGCAAAATAAAAAGAAAAACGTCGCTTCATTTACAAAGCCGGAAGTTTTAAAAGCCGAAGGTGGCCAAGCATTATACGATGCACTAAATAGCTCGAAATACAAGGAAAAAATAAAAGCATACCACAAAGCCGCTTTAGATTATGCAAAAAAGGAAGGATTCTTCGCGGAAATTAAAAACGGCAAGTTACGCGCCGAAGGAGATGTCTTTACTTGGTTGGTTGCAAAAGGTGAATTGGCAAAATTAAATTTACAGGTAGCATCGAATGAAACTGTTATACAAGAGATGTATAATAATGAAGGCGTGTATTATGTTGATTTTGGCAACAAGGGGCTGTTTTATATGGGCGAAGACATAAATGGCTTGGGTGTCCCTGAATTAAAAGCTGACGTAACCCTATATGCTAGGATGACAAAGGGATCTAAAAACAAACAGGGCATATATACTGCTTCTATGAGGGTTTTTCCTATTATCAACAGCGAAATTAAAGAATCAACCACTTCTTTATCTGACGTAAAAGAAATAAAAAAGTTTATTCAATCTGCAGTAAATACTGAAAAAATAAACAAAGGTAATGTTGAAAATAAAGCAATAACAGAAGGCCTTAGAAATTCAAAGCCAGCTAAAGGTATTAGCGTATTTGACTTTGACGACACACTGGCCCGCACGAAAAGTAATGTGCTATACGTTATGCCCGATGGTACAAAAGGTAAGCTTAATGCTGCTCAATTTGCTGCTCAGTCAGAAGCATTATTAGACCAAGGCACCGAGTTTGACTTCAGTGAATTTAGCAAAGTAATGAAGGGGGAGCTAGGGCCGCTGTTTAGCGAAGCCCAAAAGAAAGAAGGCAAGTATACTAATAAAGATATATTTGTTTTAACAGCAAGGCCTGCTAATTCAGCGGCTGCAATACACGCGTTTTTAAAGTCGGAAGGCTTAAACATACCTATAGAGAATATAACTGGTTTAGGTAATGGATCCCCAAAAGCTAAGGCTGACTGGATGGTTGGTAAAATAGCGGAAGGATATAACGACTTTTACTTTGCTGACGATCACATGGGTAATGTTAAAGCTGTAGGTAAAGCTCTTAAGGGCGAAGGCGTTAAAGGACAAACAGAATTATCTATAGTAGATTTTAAAAATCAACCTAAAGCCGTAAGAGATATACTTAACACGTTTGATGTTAAAGGCCCAACCCAAAGATCCAGAGTTAAATTTAGCAAGGGACTAAACAAAGGCTTAAACGATATGCTTGAAAGAGCCTCTGACATAAAGTCTAGAAAAAGATTAACTAGGGTTGAAGGTGAAATATTAGGCAAGAATAAAGGCAAATGGAAAATTTGGATGCCTTCGTCTCTTGAGGATTTTAGGGGTTTAACGGAATACACATTCGCTGGTAAAGGAAGACAAGGGGATGCAGATCAAAAGTTTTTTCAAGATGCTTTAGTCACTCCGTATTGGAGAGCAATAAACGAAATAGACGTAGTAAAGCAATCTCTTAAGAACGGATTTGCGGCACTAAATAAACAATACAAGCCTGTACTAAAAAAGTTAGGTAAGAAAGTTCCGGGCATGGCTTACACCCATGATCAGGCGCTACGTGTGTACCTTTGGAATAAGGCGGGACATGAAATACCAGGTCTTACTAGAAAGCAAGAGAGAGAGCTTGTCAGGTACATTCAGGGCGATGCAGAGCTAATGGCTTATGCGAACGGCGCACTCCAGGTAGCTCAGAAAAAAGAATGGTCTAAACCATCTGAATATTGGGCCGTGCAAACTATATTATCTGATATTAATAACTTTACAGAAAAAACGGGTAGAAAAGAATACCTTAAGGAATTTATAGACAATGCTGATCTAATTTTTAGTGAAAATAACCTTAACAAAATAGAAGCAATCTACGGTAAATCCCACAGGGACGCTCTTGAAGACATATTGTACAGAATGAAAAACGGCGTAAACAGGGCCGCTAGCATGAAGTCTAATGAGCAGCGATGGAATAACTGGCTTAACAATTCCATTGGAGCCATAATGTTCTTTAACAGAAGATCCGCCCTATTGCAAACGTTGTCTACAGTTAACTTTGTAAACTGGAGTGATAATAATCCCATGAAGGCCGCTGCCGCATTTGCTAATCAAAAACAATTCTGGACTGATTTTGCAATGATATTTAATTCACCTAAATTAAAGCAAAGAAGAGCGGGCCTAAAGACGGATGTAAATGCCGCTGAACTTGCTAGTGCTGTTACAGGCGCCACAGACAAAGCCACGGCTGCATTAAACTACTTACTTAAAATAGGATTTACGCCTACTCAAATGGTAGATAGTTTTGCTATAGCTTCCGGAGGTGCTACCATGTATAGAAACCGGATTAAGACTTACTTAAATGAAAAAGGGGCAGATGGCGAATCTAAGTACACGCAGAAGCAAGCCGAAGATAAAGCTTTCGCAGATTTTGTTAGAGTTTCAGATGAAACACAGCAATCAGGTGATCCGGCGTTAATATCTTCTGATCAGTCTAGTTCCTTGGGTAGAGTTGTATTAAACTTTATGAACACTCCTATACAACTTAATAGATCTATAAAAAAGTCTGCTCAAGACATATATAACAGAAGAAGAATGCCTGGTCAAACACAGGCTCAAAGTGATTTTACAAACTTTAGCAAAATAATATATTACGGGACTATACAAAATGCTATTTTCTCTTCGCTCCAAGCTGCTATGTTTGCTCTTATACCAGGATTTAATGATGACGAAGAAGAAGAAGGTGACCCGACAATGGAGGAAAAGACAAACAAGAAACTTTTTAGCGTTATAAATTCAATGGTGGATACAACCCTTAAAGGAGGATTCGGTTTACCTGGAGCTGTTGTATCTATTTTAAAGAACTATATAATAGAGTACCAAAAGCAAGAAGACAGGGGATTTTTAGCAGACGACTCCAAAACGCTTATAGCTCTACTTAATATATCTCCAGCCGTAGGGTCTAAGGCTAGAAAGGTTGTAAACTTTTCTAAAGGCGAAAGATTTGACAAAGAAGTTATAGGTGAAAGAGGGTGGGATGTTACTATAGATGGTCGATTTAATTTAAGCCCACGGTGGTCCACAGCTGGTAACATTATAGAAGGGTTTACCAATATACCAATGGCTAGAGCAGCAGATGAAATTAATTCTATTACAGAAGCATTAGATTCTAGAAACACTGCATGGCAAAGAATAGCATTGGCATTAGGCTGGAAAACCTGGAATGTTGGAGCAAAGAATGAAGAAAATGATTTTCTAGAATTCGAAATTAAAACTGAGAATAAGGAGCGCAAGAAAGAAGAAAGAAAAGAAAAAAGAAAGAAAGAAAAGCTTCTTAAGGAAATGCAGGAGAAAGATAGAAGATCTAAAATGTCAAAAGACGACAGAGATTTAGAGGACTTTATTAAGAAAGAAAAAAGAAGAATAAAGTCTAGGAATACAAGAGCTAAAAATAAAAGGAAAAAAGATTCGATTGCTCAAGTAAAATCAGATGCTTTAATAGCTAAAATAGAAAAAAAAAGAAAAGAAAAAGCTAATAAAAATAAATAACTATGAACTTACCAATAACAACTAGAGTAGCAAAGGCAAGAGTAGGGTTAACCCCACCGGAAGGTATGGAAATATCTATGAACGCAGACGGTAGTGGAGGCGCAGTACCTGAACGCAATTCATCCCCTGCTAAACAGATGGACAATGATCGATCTAAAAGAAGATTCGCTAGAGCAGAAAAAGTGGCTAATAAAGGAAAAAAAGCAGTTGACGAAGGAAGAGATAACAAAGCTGATAGGTTACTTAAGAGGGCCGCTAGAATAGAAGATCGTGCTATTAGGACAGAAGAATACGAAAACAACTATAAGCCGCGTAATAGAAAAGGAGTAATGTAAAAAAAACAAAAGCATGAGCATAACCGAAATAAAACTATATATAATAAATGGCAGTACTTTAGGGGTAACTACTTTCACAGGCATAGAGGATTGGCTAAAAATTATATTACTATTAATAACTATAGGCTACACGATATCAAAGTGGGCAACTTTAAAAAAGAAAAAATGATACTAACTGATAACTTTAAATTAGAAGAGTTCCAATGCAAGTGTGGTTGTAAAATGCCCCGCAATGTAATGGAAAACATATTTAAGCTGTCAGATCAATTGCAGATATTAAGGGATATATACGGGTCTATACATATTAACAGTGCATATAGGTGTGAAAGCCATAACAAAAGCATCGGTAGTAATTCTACAAGCCAACATATTTTAGGTAAAGCCGCGGATATAATATCGGAACTAAAACCTAATGAGCTAGCAGACGTTATAGAAGAAGATATAGATAACAACGCGGTAAAGTTCGGGGGTTTGGGCAGATATAATACATTTACCCATGTAGACATTAGAAACGATAAAGCCCGCTGGGATAACACTAAAAAATAAATTATGAGAACAAAAGGTATAGGACCACAAGGCTTAGGATTAAAAGGTAATAACGGATATAGCATAGGATCTCCAGCTAAATGTTGGAATGGTTACGAAAGAGTACCTGGAACTAAGAAGAATGCAAAAGGAAGTTGTAAAAAAAAATAAACTAATATGTATAACGGATTTAAAGGAATAGGACCTAACGGATTAGGCGGCGGTAAAACAGAATGCGGGGGCTCTCCTGCTAAGATTAAAGATGCAGCTTACGAAAAATCAAATCGTAAGATGAGATCTAAATATACCAAAGAGACTGGTAAAACATTAGGTAAAAGACATTTGTCAGGCACTAGCCCAAGAAGAGTTTCATTCGCATGCAGATTTGCAGGTATGAAGGGGGCTATGAAAGATGATAAAGGTGAACCAACAAGAAAAGCAATGGCATTAAAAAAATGGGGATTCGGTAGTGTTGGTGCTGCGTCTAGTTTTTGTAGTAAAAATAAAAAATCATAACTATAATGAAAAAACTTAAAAGTTACTGGAATAAGCTAATGTATTGGCTTATGTTTAAAAATTATAATGAATAAAAAAAACGCCAGTAAAATTAATTACTGGCGTTTTTTTATTTTAATATACTACTTATCCATCGCAAGCTAAACAGTCTTCGTCCATTGCTTTAGCGGCAATATCGCCACGCAGCACAGATTCTGTACGCGTATAGTATAAAGTTTTAACGCCTTTCTTCCACG